GCCACATTTGATATGTTATACTGATATCTTCTTCTGGTCCAAAGGTTCCGTTATGCATGTTGTGTATATATTTTTTCATTTAAATTTGACTCCTGCCATGACTTCAGTTAAGCATGCAACCATATTTAATTCATGATCTGCTACAAAACTGTTTTTGTATTGATAATCAGCCAAGATCAAAACCAATTGTGGTATTGATTGTGGTTCTACAAACTCGTTCATATTGTCATATATCTTACGAAACATAGCTGCAGGTTCAGTGTCAATATTATCTGCAACCCATTGTCTCATCTGCTTAAAGTTTTTAATTTTAAGAGAACTCATTAAAGTATCTAAAGAGATATCTGTTGCGTTTGCAAGTATCCCACTGTCGATCTTACCAAAGTTTGAATATCTTTGTAACTCATTGAGAGTTCTACGAAAGTCTGGAAAGTATTTAATAATCAGTTCAGCAAGAACAGCTGGATCTGAATTGATACTTTCAACTGCAAGTATTTGTTGTACTCTTTGCATAAACATACCAGCCAAAGCATCTCGTTCTTTCTTTGGCATAGCAAATTCAATCACACTACATCGAGAATGTAATGGTTCTATAATACGATTCTTAAAGTTGCATGTTAATATAAACCTACAATTAGATGAAAATTCTTCAATGAATCCACGTAATGCTGGTTGAGTTGATTGTGGGTTAAGGTAATCCGCTTCGTCAAGGATGACCACTTTGTAGCCACCAGATAAGGAAACTGACGAAGCGAATTGTTTGATTTTGTTTCTTAATGTATCAATACCTGATTCTTCTGATCCATTGATAACAATATAATCTAAATCAAGTTCGTTGCAAAGCGCACGAGCAACTGTGGTTTTACCTGTACCCGCTGTTCCAGTGAGCATCATATTTTGAAGCTCTCCACCTGCAACTATGTTTGAGAATGTTTTTCTTAAATCATTTGAGAGTATACACTCTTCGATTTTCTTTGGTCGATATTTTTCAACCCATAGGAATTCATCCATTGATTACCTCCCATGATTCAACTGTATCTAATCTGAATGATCTCCAAGCTGATTTATCAAGTGACCAGACTGGAAATGCTTCTACATTGTCTGGTGAATAATTGATAGTTGATGTTACTCCATTTTCTTTTAAAAGTTCTGGTTGTAGAGTACAAGGCATAACTCTTATTTCGCCTGTATCTATCTTTTTAAATGTAACTGTGACTTGCCCTTTTTGTAAAGCCTCGAGCAATTTGGCTTTTTCATTGTTGTTCATAATATATCCTATAATAATATGAGGGGACTTTCACCCCTCTGCTTTTACTCTTCTGAAGCTGGTTCTTCAACAACAGGAACTTCTCCTTCAGGAACATTTTCAGCTCCTTTAGATGCAGCGTTTAAGAAAGTAACAATTCTGTTTCTCAATCCTCCAACTGCTTCAAGTTCTGGTCCTTCAAATCCACCTCTTTTAGAACAGATATCAATTATCTGAACCATTGTTGAGATGTCTTTAAGAGACAGTTGAACTTGTTGTTCTTCTGTGCCTACTTCAGTTTCAGTGGTATTCACTTCTTCTGTCATAATTTTCTCCTATGCATAGTTACGAAAATAAGAAGACCCGAACATCGGCATCTTCCGTTCCTACAAAGTATTTATACATTGTAGCTTGAGTTTTTCTCAAGAGCGATAAAATAATCCACTGGATAGTTACTATTAGTCCAGTTAGAAATTAGCTTTGAGCTTATGCTTACAAAGTAATCTCCTGGTAGTAACTTCAAGTTTGGAATACTTACCACGAAGCTAAACTCATTTTTACATGAGTTGTCTTTATCTAGTTCAATCTCAAAAACATTTGAAGTTGAGTCTCTTGTATCAAGTACAGAGGCTTCAACAACTCCATTGTTTCCTGTGATTGCTAGCTCAGTATGACCTAAAACAGCTGCAGCCTTTCGAATCTGATTTAATTTATCTTCTTCGATATTGACTCCAAGCTCTGGATCAGGCATCTGAATTTCTTTTTGAGGAGTGGTAAGGATATCGCTTTCAGAAAAGAAATATCTGATCTTTTGACCACTCCCTTGAATTAATACTGACTTGTCTTCAAACTGTAAAGTTGGTTGGTCAATTAAATTTAAGACTGATAAGAATTCGTTTAAGTCATAGACTCCAAACTCTTGTGGAAAGTCTTCTACAATAGTTGCTGATGCAAGAATTGTTTTGGACTCTGATATCGTCTTTAATTTTTGGCCTGGTTGAAATACCAAGTTAGGATTAATTGTTGCGAAGTTTTTTAACACATTCACGGTGTCATTTGATAGATTCATTATTTTCTCCATAATAATATATTATACCATAGTTTACTCAAAATGTAAACCATTATTTTTGATTTTTATCATGACAGTCCAAAGCAATAATAGCATAGTGCAATATCTTTAAAAGATCAGCTCTATTATGTCCTTCCTTTTTGCCATATCTTTGAGCGTACTTAAGTACATTGCCCAAAGCAAATCCCATACCATGACCACAATCAATAATGAATTCAGTTGATTGAAACTGATTCTTTGAATAGTGGCCGCCATAAGTTTTATCGATATAAGCTTGAAGCTCTGTAATCAGAGCTTTCTCATTAAACTTATAGTCAATTTGTTTAGATTTCTTCGTAAACATCTTCATCTCCTTCGTAAGGATTAGTTTCTCCTGCTACAATCTCATCAGCATCTACTTTGCTGTAAAGATCAAGGAATGCTTCCTTGGTATCGTTATCAAACCTTGAGATACAAAGATCAATTGCTTTGTCTCTTTTATCAAAGATTGAGAATGTTTGAACAATGTGGCAAAGTCTTCTAGTTGAAATAACTTCATCGACACCATCATCATAAAATGTTTTACGTATAATGTCAGCCCATGTTACGAGCTTATCTGCAAAGTCGCTATCTACACAGTCAAATTTCTCCATGTGTTTTAATACAATCTTTTTCTCGATGTTTAACGATGGGAACTGCTGATCTACTGAGATAGTAAATCTTTCTAGGAAAGCATCATCAATGATCGAAGCAGCTGTAAATCTGCCGTCATCAGAACCTTTACCTTTTGTATTTGCTGTTGCAATAACATTGAATCCTTCAGCAGGATATACAATATCTCCAGTCTTTTTGACTAGGACTGGTTTGCCTTCAAGGATTCCTTGTAAGCACATGATTTTATTTGTTGCTCTATCGATCTCATCGAGGAGTAACACTGCGCCATTTTCCATAGCCTTTAAAACTGGACCTTTAGAGAAAACTGTTTCTCCATTGATAAGTCTAAATCCACCAAGTAAATCATCCTCATCTGTTTCAGGATTGATTTGAACTCTTATAAACTCTTTGCCGACTTTAGCACATGCTTGTTCGACCATAAATGTTTTACCATTGCCAGAAAGACCAGAGATGTAAGTTGGATAGAACATATCTGATTTGACAATTTTTACAATGTCATGATAAGCTCCCCAAGCAATAAATGTATCATCAATTTGAGCAAAGTTTTTCTCTTCATTTACAATTGATTGCATTTGAGCTGCTTGAGCAGGAATACTATTAACAACTGATGTGTTTACCATAGTTTCTCTTAATGGCTCAATAAGACCTGCAAGATCATAAGTACCAATCTTGACTCTATTGTCCTTTTGCATAAGTGGATCCCAGTCTTTTCCTGAGTATCCGAACGATTCGCCAACTTCTACGATGGCGTTTTTTCTAAACTGAGTTTGATCAGGATATCTGATCGCAAGCTCTTTTAGAATTATTTCAGTTGATTTTTTCAAGTTATTCATAATATAGTTTTCTCCTTATCTTTATTATTTGTATATTATACCATAGTTCGGCGCATTTGTAAACGATTATTTTCACTTTTTTTGAAAATAATTGACAGAAAAGTGTTGATCTTATTCTGCAACTGCTTTACCAAAGTTAGTTAGCAATGTTTTGTTAAGCTTTTTAGACTTACTGAACTTTTTAAATGCTGTAGTCAATTGACCTTTTGAAGCATCTTCTGCTGTAACAAATTCTTCTGCATCTGTTTCTAGTCTTTTAGATTTTAAAACATAGAATTCGTTATAGCCAAGTGTATCTGTAAAAGTTACACATTTCTTTTTGTTGTATTCTTTTTGATACTTTCTCATATTGCTGCTATCGTAATATGTCTCTTCATCACAATCTTCAATTTTGTATTTAAAGTTATGAGCGCTGTCTGCTAAGAAAAAGCCGATTGTTGTACAACCAAATTTCTTTTGTAAGCTTTCAAGTAAACTTTGAGTACCTCTTTTTCTGGTATCTTCTAGTTTTACATGCTCGCCCATAATATTAACGAGTGCGCCTTTATAAGTTTCTGTAAGAGTGTAATCTCTTTTACTATTTTTGACTATGCTGATTCCATTTGTATCTCCATCAGAGATTACTACAAAATTCATATTGTCGATGTTGTTATTTCTTTTAAACTTATCGACCATTCTATGAGCAGCAATCAATGATTGGTTAAGAGGTGTTGAACCATACTCTTCTTGTTGAGCCAATACATATCTTTCGTAGAAACCCCACTCTTTCTTAGCAAGTATTTTTCTTAAATAAATGTGAAATAAAGCTTCTTCATAATCAGACTTTTTAAGAGTTGATGCAATGACTTGAGGTAATGATAATCCACCATGATGTATTTCAGATTCGATTTGAGATATTGAATGATCTATTGATTCTTCTCTATCCTCATCATACTTCCATTGGCTTAATCTTGGATTGCTATTCGTAAAACCGTAAACATCAAATGGAATATTGACTGCTTTACAGAAAACTACTAAGTGTAAAAGTTGATCCATTACATTCGTCATACATTCTGACATAGAACCTGAGTAATCAATTAACATCATCATTCCATGATTTTTAGCATCAGCTAATTTAGTAACTCTTGCAAATATATCGTCATTTGTTTTATATGACCATAATCTATTTACATCAATAGAACCTGTCTTTGCAGTTTGAGCTCTTGTATATCTGAAAGCAGCTTTTCTCATTTCGAATTCTTTGACAGCAAAGTTAACGTTTTGTTTGACTGTTTTAAGATATTGCTTGAATTCTTCTCTATGTTCATCAATTGATAACATGTTATCATATGTCCCAACAGCTTCATTGTATTGATCTAATTTAATTTGTCTTGCCTTTTTAAGATCTGCATATGGAGTAATAATAGCATCTCTTACGGGTTTACTAAATTCGTTACCAATAAGAGTTTGTGATCCATTTTCATTAATATCTAAGAGTGTATGCTCTTTTCTTCTGAATGATTCATCAGTTATTGAAACATCTTCATCGGGTTGACTTTGCTCCTCAACATTTCCTTGATCATTTCCATCATCATTGGACTCTGAAGTATCTCCTTTTGCTGAATCTTTTCCTTCTTCATCAGTTTCATCAATAGGATCTTGTTGTTCATTTCCAGTATCTTTTGTTTGTTCATCTTGACTCTCCATATCATCGTGGCCAGTTGGACTCATGTCATCATTTTCTTCTTGACCTTCAGTTTTATCTTGTGATCCCATAGGAGGAGGTGTCATAAGCTCTTCTTGATTTTCTTTTGTATAAGCAAGAATGTCTCTTACTAAATCAAGCACTTCATCAAATGTTTCTGTCTTCATAGATCTATTATAATAAACCATTTCCTCATCATTCATTGGTACTTCAAGATGAGCTCCAACTTTAGCCTTTAAGTTAATTTTATCGATAAGTTTAACTTGATCCCAATCGAGATCTTCATCAACTCCAAAAAAGTTATCATCAAATAGTTTTTTATATCCTCTGGCCATTGGAGCGACAAGACCAACATAAGCATCTTTAATATGTCTTTCAATTCTTGCGTCTTCAATAACATTGATATAAGTACGAGGACATCCTTCTAGTTTCTCAGGACTATCATGCCAACCTTCATATGGTGTAAATAAAGCATGTCCAACTTCGTGACCTATAAAAAGATCAGCAACATCTTTACCCATGTCTTTCCAAAGTGGAATACCGAGAACTCGATTTTTAATATCGAACCAAGCTGTTTTATAATTACCATATTGCACAGTAATATTCTCTTTTGCAAGAAGCTTAGCAAGAGTGCTTTTGTGTTTTATCATATTGTTTCCTTATCTTGTATGTATATTATACCATAGTTCAGCGCATATGTAAACGTTTTTTGGTGAAATAATTGAAAAAACTTGACAGAAAAGTGTTGATCTTGAAAAAATGGTGCTGGATGCCGGATTCGAACTGGCCACCTGAGGTTTACAAAACCCCTGCTCTACCTAATGAGCTAATCCAGCATTATTTAATCTTCGAGAAGTTTCTTTCTTTAAAGAACTCTATCTTACTTCTAAACTTGTTCTCGAGTACGTCACCTTTATGTGATATAATAAAGACATTGCTTCCATCATCCAAAGTATCTAGAATCTTAGTCAGGTTATCTACTCCATCTAAGTCAAGACTTGAATCAAAAGTTTCATCAAGAATAAGCAGATTAGATGCCGCACTGTTCTTCATTTTAGCTATTTGTCTCCATGTAAAGAGAAGAGCTAAATCGATTCTTTGTTTCTCTCCTTCAGAAAAAGAAGCATAATTAAACGAATCACGATGACGAGATCGAATAGTTTCATTAAAGTTTTCGTCTAAATGAAACGATACAAAGAAGTCTAATACTTGTAGGTAACTATTAATTAATCGATTCATTACTGGCAAATATTGCTTAATGACTTTTGTTTTAATTCCAGTATCCTTAAGCATTTCTCCTATGACTTCATTATAGGTTCTTTCTTCTACATACTCAAGTTTCTTTTCTGTCGATGTTTCTTTACTCTTTCTTAAAGTATTTAATTCTTTCTTTGCTTTCGATACGTCTCCAGTTTGACCTTGTAGACCATCAATTTCTTTTTGCACTTTATTAACTTCTTTTTGCAAAAGAGCAATTGCATCATTATTACTATTTATCTTTTGTTGTTTTTGACGAAGCTTATTTAAACTATTAGAGACTTCTTGTTGTTCTACTTTAAGCTCACCAATATTCTTTGTTAAATCTTGTTTAGCATTTTGTATTTCTTTTGCTTTATCTTTTAAGAGCGAAAGCTTTTCAGTTTTCTTTTCTTCTTCAATGGGTTGATCACAAGTAGGACATTGATCATTTTCTTCATAGAATCTTGACTCATCAACTAATCCCTTTATCTTATCGTTAAATGACATGTCATAGGAATCAAGTTGAGAAAGTTTCTTAACCAATTCGCCGCTATGTTTTTCTTCAGTTGATATAGATGCTGAGAGATTCTTTCCAAGCTCTTTACTTTCATCAAAGAGTTTATTAATTTCTTCTTTATGTACCTCTATTGATTCTCTTTTCTTTTCTATTTGATCATCATTTAACTCTTGTAAGTCTTTGATATACTTACCTTGAGCATCCATTTTAGTTTTAAGAATATCAATTTGATGATTAACATCAGTTAATTCATCTTTGATTTTAGAGTTTCTTTCTTTTAACAGAGTATTCATCTTAGAAAAGATGTTAATATCTAATAAGTCTTCAATGATATTTCTTCTTGACCAAACTGGCAATTGCATAAATGGTATAAAAGAAGATGAACCAAGTACAACTACCTGGTGAAATGACTTATGATTTAGTTTAAGAATATTTTGCTCTAAGAACTTTTGATAATCTCTGGCATTAGATGCTTGATTAATCAGATTACCATTTTGATAGATTTCAAACTTACCTGGTTTAATACCACGTACAATCTTAAACTCATGACTTCCTATAGTCATTTCAACTGTAACAAGTGTACCTTTTTTATTAATACTATTGATCATTTGATCTTTCTTAATATCTCTATGGGGTTTACCAAAGAGTGCAAAGGATAATGCATCAAGTAAAGTTGATTTACCTGCGCCATTTTGACCAACAATTAATGTTGATGGTGTTTTATCTAATAAGATTTTTATTGGATCGCTTCCAGTGGATAGAAAATTCTTCCACTCACATGATTTAAAATGTATCATACTACCTCGAGGTTTTGTGCCTCCGTAAATAACTTACGTAATTCTGCTTTAAGATGTTCTTTATCTAAGTCAGTATCTACTGCTTCAACATAAGAATCTAAAAGTTCAGTAGTATCTTCGAGGGATATTTTCTCGTCTTCTACGCTTTCTCCCAAATACTCTTCAAAACTTTCAGCTATCTTAAGCTCATACGTTTCAATATTTTGTAATCGATCGACAAATTTATCGAACATATACAAGTCATTTTTATTTATAACAATCAGTTTAATGAATTTCTTTTCAAACTCTGATATGTCTACTTTGTCATAATCTGTTTTGCTATCATCATATATGACTTTCTTAAACATTGTAATTGGATTTCTTACTGGAGTCACTTCTCTTGTTTCAGTATCTAATATATGAAAGTATTTAGGATCATCGACATCTGCCCAAGTGAATTCCATTTGAGAACCAAGATAACTGACATTGCCTTGAGTTGATCTTGTATGAAAGTGTCCACTTAATACTTTTTCAAATCTTGAAAATACATCAGCACTCATACCATGTGGATTAGGCATCCCTGCCATCATGTCAAATCCTTTTAATTCCAAATGAGCTCCAAGTATTGGTGCACCACATTTTTGTGCGAACTCTGTATATTCTTTATAATTAGAATTATTAATCCAAGGTATTACCGCAACTTTAAGACCATCATAGTCTAATACAGTTGGCTTCATGATAATATTAACATTTGACGTAAAGTAACCAAGCAACTCTTTAAGAGAACAAAGCTCGTTTGTGTTTTTAAAATAGACGTCATGATTACCTGGAATGATATCCATTGTAATACCAGCATCTCGCATTGGCTCTAAGAAATGCTTACGATTAGCATTAAGAGCTTTAAAGTTAACAAACTTGCGATGCTCGTAATAGTCTCCTAAATGAAGAATGTTTTTGATGTTGTTTTCTTTTAAATAAGGAAAGAATATCTCCTGATAAAAGCGCTCTTGATACTGTAAGAAAATATCACTACTATTTCTGACACCACAATGAGTATCATTTAATATTGCTATCTTCATGCTTGTTTTGCGAGTCTCATCATACGTTTCTGAGCTTTCATAATTCGTCTTCCAGCCATTTTAATCTTTTCCATTTTATGAGCAATGATTACTCTGTGGACTTTACGTTTCTCTTCACGTTGAATTCTTTTCTTCATAAGACGTATATGTCTTAGATTTTGTTTTGTACTTACTTTTTTCATTACATAAATAACTCGAGCTTTTCTTTCTCTCGTTTTTTCTCCTCTTTGGCAAATTGCTTAATAGCTTGATCTTTAGTACGTATAGTACCAATCCTTTGTCTTAATGTATCAACATAAGCCATTGTTTCTTCAGCACCTTCGTTATCCATGCCCATAGCAACAAAGTCTTCAATACCCATCTTTTCAATGAACTTAAACTTGATATCTTGTTGTTTCTTTTCTTTGGTTATTCTACGAATAAATGCAAAATAGCATATTTGAGTAAAGTAACTAAATGCGTTAGGCTTACCTGTTCTTGTAGCAGTTTCGATATTATAATTGCCAATTGCTCTTAAACAGTTTTCAACAGCATCCATTACCATTTCTTCACGATAAGTGTACCTCACGAAGTTCGGTCTGTGAGACAGTCCTTCTGAGATTCGA